ATATTATTTAACAGAAGATAAATCGCAAGAAGAAGTTTGTAAAATATTCAAATGTTCTGCATGAAGTTTAAGAAAGTCAGCCTCCGACAAATGCGGTTGGAAACGCAATACATCATACAAATCCAACAATGTATCTTCATAACAATCGGCGTAATCGTCTGTGGTCAAAATGTATTTTATGCAAAATTCAGCAGTTAATTTCTGTGTTTTCAGTAATGGTTTGAGACTCAAATTGTAAATGTTTTGTTCTAGTACGTCTATACTGTATTGTCGTTTGTATAAATCTTGGTTGTCGATTGTTGTCGTCGTCGAATTCATTGTTATTGTTATTATTATTTAAGTGTTTATTTTATGGTTGCAAAATTACAATCAATTTTAATTTGCAATCAATATATCAACATAAAATATAAACGAATATGTCGGAAAACTTTGTATTGTTTGGGTGTTGGAACAAAACACAGGAAAATGGATTCTCCCCGTTTCAAGAAGTAGCAACAAAGATAAATACAGATGTAGAAGAAGGACGCATCAACCCTTCTGCTTATTTTATTTTGGGAGACAACGAATACCCTACAAATATTACAACAGATGGTTTGAAAAAAATAAAACAACACAATATTGTTTCCATGCTGGATAATTTCAAATTATTGGAAACACTTAACCCAGATGATGTGAATAAATACATCCTATGGGGAAATCATGACATTGAACACCAAACTAAAAATACTGAACCTTGCATGGTCTTGCAACGTCAATTGGGTTGGTTGGATAAGCAGCCAAACAATATTTATATGCCCATGTCGTTGAGAAACAATAACAAAATAATTATGACACATTCGTTTCAACAAAACAATATAGATATGTTGATGATTGATAGTACCATTTATAGCAATGAGACCGATTTTGAGTGTTATCCCCTTCAAACTAAAACATCCGAACCAACCATCCAACAGCAGCTCCAACAGAAACAAAGAGAAGAAGTTTTAGATTTTTTAACTAACCGTTACAACAAAGAAGAAAGAGATATTTATTTAGCCATGCATCATCCGATTCTTACCATCAAACAAAAATCCTCCAAGAAAACAAAAACCGTAAAAACGAATAATAATTCGCCGCCACCCGAAATAAAAATGGTGTTGTTGAACAATGAATTTTTAGATTTGTTGTTTGTAATTAATTCTCATCGCCCAAAACACAAAAGGCTTAGTGAATTTCATATTTTTTCGGCGGATTATCATCTGTATTTGGACGCCATGTTTCGTATCACTCATCCAAGGGAAAACCCAATTCACATTCATCAACATATAATAGGTACCGGCGGGGCAGACCTAGATACGGGGAAATACGTCATCCCAAAAGTTATTAAATTCACAAATTACAATGACAACGTTTATGAGTTGTATAACTTTGACAACTACCAAACGAACCAATTCGTCGACCATTGTCATGGCTATTTGAACGCCACTATAGAAAACGATAAGTTAAAATGCGAATTCCATTCCGTGCCAAACTGCAACCGCGAAACTTCGGTTGTAAGAGGAGGAAGACGAACACGGAAGAGCCGGCATTCACGCAGACGAAGTCGGCGTATCGTAAATTAAAATTCTTTCGTCCTATTAATCATAGTATGGATTCTATTGTGTTTGCCGTTTCAAATAAAATATTCTTTGATTTCGTCAATTTCAATAAATTAGCAATCCCGGGCGATTTCAGTTACCATGCGATTTTAGACCATATTATTCAAACCATACAAACTGTTCTCGAGACGCACAGTACCTTCGAGATGCATGTCAGTTTGTATTCCTTTCGTGTGTCGTCACTTAAACGGCACGCCGAATTTATAAAAATGTTCTCGGAACGAAAGGAATTGTACGAAACCAGTTTTACGGAATTGCATATTTATTATACACCAACCATTATAGATTCCATTATGAAATTGTTTAGTCGAATATTTAAAAATCCGTTCCGCCCCAAAATTGTATATCATTCAAAAACGGATTCGGGACAACATTTGCATGCACTTTTTTCCATGACCCCTATTTTAGAAGAAAAAATAGAAGATATTTTGAATGAAACTTCGTAGTACGTTGTTTGGGCAATAAATAAATACCAACGACAAATTATAACAACAGGTTTGAATGAATTCTTCAATTCAAGTTGAATTGATTGAAACGCACGACAATGAATTGGGGGCGGTCTTGAACCATCTTCAGACATTTTTTCCCATTTTGCAACTCTATGGTGCTTCTCCCGATTCTTGTTTCCAATTGAAGGAGTCTGGTCCACGTCCTTCGGACGACAAGGTATTTATTAAGTATTCTCCCCTCTTGGACCCGTTGCAATATTTGACAGGGAATTACGAAACCCACTACATTGATATTCGTGGCAATTTGGCGCGGTTTGTAAATCCTTCTACTTGTCCCCCGGAATTCACTAAATTGTCGAGCATACACAATTCATCTTATATTGATACGTTTTTTTGTTATCTTAGTAGTCAATTGTCGCGCACTCATGGATTTGTTCACTGCGTTCAATTCTATTCCAGTTGTCTTGGTATCTTGGAAGACTTTAAATTCAATGTCGGTGAAGATTGGGACTATTTGCAGAAGGACAACTTTTTTCGCGAACAATACGGCAAATTGTATACCGATGGAGAAGGTTGTGTTTTGCCTTGGTATGACCAAGGCAATTCTTCCAAGAAATACAAGCAACCCCTGCAGATTGATTTTGAATTTGATTCTATGACAATGTTGGAGGAAGGTGAAATGGATGAACTCAACCATGTTTCGAACGTGGTGTATGCCTCCAAGGGTACGCCGATGGAACTTGTCGAATGGACGGACGACAATGTCGAATGTGACGAACCTTCCGTCACTATAGATGTTTACCGGAACGAGGGCATCGATGAGGACGGGGACGATGAGGGCGAGAACGATGAAGAGGAGGGCGAGAACGATGAAGAGGAGGATGGGGACGATGAAGAGGAGGACGAGAACGATGAAGAGGAGGGCGAGAACGATGAAGAGGAGGGCGAGAACGATGAAGAGGAGGGCGAGAACGATGAAGACGATGAAGAGGAGGGCGAGAACGATGAAGAGGAGGATGGGGACGATGAAGAGGAGGACGGGGACGATGAGGAAGGCGACGAAAAAATAATCATCCATATCAAACAATTCCCGACACAATTGATTGCCATGGAAAAATGCAATGGTACCATTGATGAGTTGTTCGAACAGGGTCTCTTGGATTGCGACACTGCGGCGAGTATGTTGTTTCAAATCGTCATGACACTGGTCATGTTCCAGAATGTATTCCAAATGACACACAACGATTTACATACAAACAATATAGTGTTTGTCGATACAGATATCGAATATTTGTATTACGAATACAAAGGAAAATATTACCAAGTACCCACGTACGGTCGCATATATAAAATCATTGATTTTGGGAGAAGTATTTATACCTTTGAAAACCGCATCTTTTGCAGCGATAGTTTTGCCGAAGACGGTGACGCGAGAACACAATACAACGATTATCCCTTTTTCGATGAAAGCAAACCGCGTCTTGTTCCCAATCGTAGCTTTGATTTGTGCCGTCTGGCATGTTCCATTTACGATTTCGTGTTTGATTCTCCCAAGCCGTCTCGTAAACGAATGGATGCGTTTCAACGCATCATTTATACGTGGTGTCTAGATGATTCCGGGAAGAATGTATTGTACAAATCGAATGGCGAAGAACGATACCCCAATTTCAAATTGTATATAATGATTGCGAAATATGTGAATCGACATGTCCCTGAAAATTACTTGTCGGATGAATTGTTTGCATCATTTGTGTGTACCGCCGCCCCGACCAATGTTCCTGTCATGAGGGTTCCCGGTCCGGTTTGAATGATGGATTCTTTTTCTAACATGATTCTATAAGTTCCATGTCAGCTTTAGAATTGTCCAAATTCAATATGCGTTCCATTTCTTTCCGTCCCAACGAATCCAAAGCACCTGTCATTGTCTTGATTGGTCGACGAGATACGGGCAAAACTTTTTTAATTCGGGACTTGTTGTATCACCATCAAGACATTCCCGTTGCGACTGTAATCTCGGGTACGGAACAGGGAAACGGATTCTTTTCGAAAATTATCCCCAAATTGTTTATACACGACGAGTATAACCAGCAAATCATTGGAAACATTCTAGTACGTCAAAAGAAACTGCTGAAACAAATAAACAAGGAAACCGAAACTTTCAAAAAAACATCCACCGTCGACCCACGTACTGTTCTGATTATGGACGACTGTTTGTATGATACTTCGTGGTCCAAGGACAAATTGATGCGATTTTTATTCATGAATGGTCGCCACTGGAAAGTCATGTTGATTATCACTATGCAATATCCTCTTGGGATTCCACCAGCTTTGCGAACCAACATAGATTATGTGTTTATTTTGCGCGACAACATCATGCGCAATCGACGCATCATCTGGGAGAATTATGCCAGTATGTTTCCTACCTTGGAGACATTCTGTACAATCATGGACCAAACCACGGAAAATTACGAATGTTTGGTAATCAACAACAATGCCAAATCGAACAAAATAACGGACCAAATATTTTGGTACAAAGCCGAAGAACGTCCCAATTTCAAATTGGGTGCCAAACAATTTTGGGACATGTCAGAACAAGCTCCTTCGTCCGACGACGAGAACGACGAATACAATCCCGCTTCTGGAAACAAAAAGAAAAAGGGAGAAAGCATTGTGGTCAAGAAAAAAAATTCCTGGTAAAATTTGGGTTACATCATAATTGTTCCTCTTTCATGCAACATGCAAGACATGTTGCATGAATATTTTCGGCTGACGTAATATACAACAATGAACCCGAAACCAGTATCTCTCATTTTAGCTGCTATTTCCTTGTTGGTGTTGGACAGTGTATATTTGTTCTTGAACCGCAACATTTTCATCCAACAAATAGAAACCATACAAAAAACGAAATTGAAATTGAATTTTGGTTCTATCGTTTTGTGTTATGCGTTTATTTTGATAGGGTTGTATTATTTCATTTGGAAACAAAATAGGTCGGTGTATGATGCGGGTATTCTAGGACTCGTGGTGTACGGTGTGTATGACACAACAACTGTAGCCTTATTCAAAGACTGGAATGTAATTATGGCAGGTGTAGATGTTTTTTGGGGAGGTCTTCTTTTTGCGGTTTCTACTTGGGTATACAATCTGTCCCAATCCATGGCGCCTTTGGCATAATATTGGCCTTTGGCATATTGGCCTTTGGCATATTGGCCTTTGGCATAATATTGGCCTTTGGCATAATATTGGCCTTTGGCTTTGGCATAGGAATCCATTTTTTTTTCTTTGCGTCGTATTCGCACTGCATTTTTATTTGTTTCGTTGTAAACGTATATTTGGAGATGTCTTCATTTTCAAAATCCGTTTCATCGTCAGATTCTTCAATTAAATCTATGTTGTCATTCTCGCGAATTCTACGAAACAAGGAATTCATGTATCGACTCAATTCATAAGTTGGTATTTCAGCAATGAAATATTCCGTCGATGTCTTTGACGGATACAAATAATACACGTCGTATTGTATGGATGGGGAAACCCAAAATGTCATCAACTTTTTTTTTGGCTGCTGCTTCGGAGGCAGCGGCAGCGGCAGCGGCTTCGACAATGATGGTGGTAGCGACGGCAGCGGCTTCGACAATGATGGTGGCAGCGACGGTAGCGGCTTCGACAATGATGGC